GACTTTCAACGGTCTGCTTTCCTTCCGGTGTCTCGACCTCTTCCGATACCTTCTTATTCACATTACAGTGAATCCGTGTAAGCTCCTTGCCATTCAATGAATAAGTTACCTCGTAGCGATAGCCATCTGTGATTACTTCTCCTCTTACCTCTGTGGTTCTTGATGTTTCTACTAACATGATGTTATTTTTTAGAGTTAATAATATTGTCTAGCATGGGGCAAACCGCTTCTGTGATAAATGCCTTAAAATCCTTTCGGATGTACTTGTTTAGTATCACAGCCTTTGCCGCGTCTACTTCAATCTCCCCTTGATTGTACAGATTACGAGCAAGTTCCAACTCTCCAACGTCTTGCGTGTTGTTGTAAATGTCATTGGCTAACTCTTGTGATAGATCGAACTCGTTAGTAGTGCGATCAATTGCCGTTACTTTGATTTTTCTAAAGTTAATTTTCATTGTTTTGTTATTTTATTGTTAAAACTTATTTCGACCAAATATCATCACTTGAAATTCTGCCGGATCTTTCTCACTTCCGCCATCATCTTTAAACAATAAGGAAAATTGGCTCGCACTATGCCCGAAAAAACTGACCGTAGTATTATACCAGTTCCAATTATCGCGAATCTGAGCATTGCCAATCGCATGCACAAAGTAATCTACATGCCCAAGATTATGTGTTATTGTGTAACACCCTGCTCTTTGTCGGCTTATACCCGTGACATTCAATCCGTTTCCCCATGATCTCGCTAGTGCAGGATTCCAGTTTGAGCAACTATACTGACCACACCACAACACACCGGGCGCGTCCCATATATCGTCTTTGTCGTATTGGTCAACCGCCCCTCTTTGCTTGAAAACATGTGACCCTACCGACTTTATCGCATAGTTAGTATGCGGGTATCTTCCGACAGTGGGTTTATACGTTGTAATATTAAGCCCTACGGTATTTTCGCCAGCAACTTGTATTTTTGCAAGGTTAAGAGAGTCGCCACCAATTTTTACATACCGAAGAGAATCGCTGTCTCCGATTTGAAGAGATGCTCTAAAGTCATTATTCACCAAACTATTGTTTTGAACGAGAAACTCGCCTATCTTCGCATTATCCGTTACAGTTAGCTTTCCAGTGGTGATATTGGTAGCGGATATAATACCAGCGATCAAATTTCCGTTCAATATGGTCGTGCCGAATATGCTGACTTCATTCCCCGCAATGCTAATACCTGTCTTTACTTTCGATTCAATAGCACCATCTACTTTTGCAGTCAGTCCTAACCAAATATTATCAGGATTTAGAGCCAATTCCGCCGAGGCAACCCTACCTGTCAAGTCGTTAACCGCAGTAACTTGTGCAGTGATCTGCGTTGCCTGTTGCGTTATTGCCGATTCTGCCGAACCCACACGCTGCCCAAGGGTATTAAAATCCGATTGGGAGACTTTAGACGCGATCTGATTAGCCTGTACGGTTAGAGTTGCTTCGGCGGCAGATACACGATTACCTAATCCTGTCACTTCTGTTTTTTCTGCCTTAAGAGAGATACTATCACTTAATTGCTTGATGCTTGTAGATACCTCTGACTTCGTAGGGTACTTGTTTGCTGCATCAGCGATTGCCGCCTGTTTAGCGTCGTTCGCTTTCGCCTGTGCATCAAGTTTCGCCTCGGCTAGCTTTGCCTGTGCGTCTGCAATGGCGCGTTTCTCCTCTTCCGTAACGATACCATCAGCGTATGCATTTGCTTCGGTTTTGGCAAGTGTAGCCTTTGCGATGGCGACCGCTTCGGCGGCGGCTTGGGCTGCGTTGGCTTTGGTTTGTGCGTCTGCGGTGACGTCCTCGGGGGCTGGTGTCCAGTCGGTGGGTTTGTTGCCGCGTTCAAGTTTTATTAGATTAATAGTAGATACACTGGATAAACCTGCCGTTTCATGATAAACGTGAACAACGTCTCTACTCCCATCGCCAGAAATGGAATCGGGGCAAACAAAGATTAATTGGTATCTTTCATCAGTTACCACTGCGGGGCGACCGAGAGATGTATATCCGCCACCAATCCAAATCGAAAAACACTCTCTTCCAGCGCCAAGAATTCCCCAAATAGTCAAAATGTAAGTATTGCCAGATACAAGGTTTTCGCTTAATCGGTAGGCGTGAATTTTGTAAGAGGCGTTTGATACAGCAACCCCGCTATTCAATGCAAGGTTGCGCCCGCCCACCTGTATCGCAGATACCTTGTCGTCCGCATACTCTTTAACCTCGGTAATCTTGCTCTCAAACACTCCACCCGCTACCGTGAACTCTTGAAACAGACGCGTTACCGTATCGGCTTTTGCTTGTGCGACCGATGCTGCGTTCTGTGCCGCTTCGATCTCGCCCTCTACGCTCTTACCGTTGCGAAGCACGAATATACCTTTTAGAAATACGTTCATGGCATACAGACCGTAACCGCTCGGCTGGAAGTCTGCCGGAAAATCGGTGTCGGTAATACCATCTAAGCTTCCTAAAATTACTTTATTCTTTCCGACCAAGCTCGTTGAGTTTACACCATCCATTACAGAGATACGCGGCTTTCCATCCTCTGAAGCAGTCAGGTAAATCAAGCCTTGACGGGCTTTGTTGGTCGCGTTGCCCATCTGCACCAAGTCGTCACCTATGGCGGGAACAGCTCTGTTCGTGAACTCCGATTTGAGCACAAGAATAGAATTATTGCTTATCGACGATACACGAACCCAGTAGTATTTAGCGTGCCCGTTTGAGAACACTTGACAGCGAACGTAATCATCAACAACAAACTGCATATCGCCCTCAATGCCGATCACATAATAGGCAGGTGAGCCTGTTGTTTCGGCTACGGACTTAATGCGACCGTTGGCAGGAGAGATTACCAAACCACCGTTAACCGAACGTACCTTAGAAATAATCATCTCAAAGATCGTCATTACCTTGCGCACTACTACGTTGTCTATTTCTAAGTTCCAGTCACCGTTAATTGCTTTACTGATCTTGAAGCCTTCGCCAAGCAGACCGGGAGTGAACGCTTCGGAACTTACGTAATCCTTGATGATGGTTCGCATCATGGTAGCCACGTGAGATACGTTCAGATCGTATACCTCAGCGAGTGCCTGAACAAGCAGGTTGAGAGTTGTTATCTTACCGTCTCCGCTTACCGTGGTCTTTCCGCCGGCTGCCGTCAAGCCCTTTACAAATTCGATCACTTCGGCAGCCGTATCACGCTTGGTTCGACTGATAGCACGTTCTTCTATCTCCTTAACGCTACGCAAGGCAGACAAAGCAGCATCGTCGGTTAGCTCTACGTTATCGTCTCGCTTGATTAACTTGACACCGCCCGATAACTTAGGCACTAACACCCCGTTTTTCAGTTCGAGTATGTACAGCATCTTATCTTCAAGGCAAGCAATCGTTTGACCCTCATAAGGTACGTACTTCTTCTCTGCGTTGGCTGCATACGTGGTAATGTCAGCGAGCGTACGCATCACTGAGGTTACATCAAGAGGTTGCCCGTTCTGCCTCGAGAAAGAAAAAGGGATTGCAGCACCTTCGTATATTATTACATCGCTCATGACTTAATTAAATTTACTGTGTAATTGTCTGTTGCATCTTGTAGGTTCTCTATGTCGTTCACTATCGCACAACAGGTATAAGGGATAGGCAACTTTCCGTTGTCTCCGCTTACCTCGTTGATGGTCGATACCTTGATTTGTCCAATCGGTATGACGATACCGCTTATTACACCATCATAGACCAACTTAGTTAGACTATATTCGGCAGGGAAGCAGAAGATGATACGCTTCACACCGCGCTGAACAGAGAATCTGAAAGAGGTTGAAAGCATGAATCCCGAACTCGGTAGCGAACGAACAGAGGGCGAATCAGTAGGTATCGCATTGGCTGTGCCGGCAAACCATTTTCTTCTCGCGTTGACGCTGATCGTACTTGTAAGAGACAAGGCAGGTAGGTTGTCGGTTTCGTTGGCTTCGAAGTCGGCAAATGCTTTGTAGGTTTCGTTCTTCTCAATGAAGCCTGTTAGTACACGTGTGGCTGTCATATCTCCTTTTGAATCTGGATCAGAGAACACGAGCAAGGTCTTTACGTTATCATCGTTCATATAATACCCTTCAAATAAGGCTCCGTTGTCTTTCTGATTGGCAATATAAGTGAGAGTTCCTTTGGCTGAACCTATCTCTACGTCGTTAGCTGTGGATATTTTCCCTAAAAAGGTAGCTGGTTCGGGCTTGTAAAGCATCGTTCTAAATATCTGCTCGTAGGTAAGACCTTTCTTTAAGGTGTTCCCGGTTTCGATGTGGCCGGTCTTGGGGGAGTTTACGCGGATGTCTTTCGATAAGCCGTTATCAGTAGAGCCACCTGAAGAAGATCCACCACCGGAAGAGCTTCCTCCACCATTCACGGTCGTTTGCATGGAACTGATTTGCCCTTCAATTTTCTTTTCCCATTTCTCGTCTAAATAGTTGGAGACAACGCATGTCAATTCTCCCGTTTTAATCCTCCTGTCAACAGAAATGACGCGAATAACTTTATCAATATTGTGTTCTTGGACTTTTAGAGTAACCAAATCCCCCGGAAGCACCATTCGCTTACCACGTAGATAACGATAATCTATATTGAGGTCAAATTTGATGCGTTTGCGACAATGGAAGTCAAGCCACGCAGTAGCTGCTTTGCGTAACCTATCGATTGCACTTGTAACATAAGAGTTCGGGAGAATTAATCCTGTGAAGTTAAATTCGTCTGTTACTTTGGCTTGCTTTATCGTGCTTGGGATAGTAGGCTTTTTACCTGATGCATCTGCTAGAGCCGTTTCGTCTTCTTGCTCAACAAGTGTAATCTCCTTCTTTTCATTGTTCCATTGAAAAGAAAAGGACTTTCCCATTAAGTCGCCTGTAAGAAAGTTTATGCGTGCCTCGCTTCCAACAGCGACTTCTTTAATGTCGAAATCAATTTCGGAGCACTTGATTATACTATTGTTATTGCCCGATGCAGATGAAACGGCACTAACAAAAGAGGGGTGGATATCCGCAAACTCTACTCCGCGCTCTACAATTTTGCTATATTCCGAGAAATTTTCAATATATACCTCTGGCAAAATCAAATGTCCATTCTCATCCACGCAGCTAATACTTTCCACTGTTTGATCTGCATTAGGTTCAGAGAAGTAGTCGGTTGGGACCTTAGATTTGAGGATATTGCCAATTGTATAGCTGTCTCCAGTTGAGACAGAAGAGCCTTCGGGTAATTTAATCACATTCTTTCTGCCTGATACTTCTGGGTAATAGAGGCATTGATACTCATTACCTTTGTTTATGCCTGAAAGAAGCTGAATAGATGTGTTATATCGTATTCTTTCTACCCAAATACTAGACTTCCCTTCACAAGACACATCAATCCTGTTCATATATGGGGTACCGTCCAAATTATATATGTCTAGGCAGAGAGTCGTACCTCCAGATAGATCATTTGTCGTAATATCAAAAGTTTCCTTTGTGTCTAAGTACGTCCAACCATTACCGACTGCAACGATATTTACATTCTTTAGCGACTTTACGATAGTCCGTCTGGCTCCGACAATGTTTGTACCTTTATAATAGACCTCGACTACTACATCTATATTCACGTTAACGGGGATATAATCGTTACCTGGACGGTACCTTGAAGCCATCTTTATAGACAACTCAGTGAAATCAATAGCGTACGAACCAGCGGGTAAATCTGCTGGAGCACTATTCTTAAGGGCAAGTTTTCCATTAGATACAGAATATACTTGCGTTTGATCAACGGTAGTTGCAGTTGGCGTAATCTTGCTGCTTGCAGGGAAATAAGCCCCTTCTAACTTTCGTTTTTCATCGTGTACAAACAATCCGTCAACGGTCGCATCAAACACCAGAGACTTACGATAATATGGTGGAACGTTCTGAGTTCCTCCGATAGGATATATGCGCGTGATGGCGTTACCTGTATCTACGTTCTTTTGCGATACCGTATATAACCCTTTGCCTTTACCTTGAGAAAAAACGAGTCCGGTTTTATTCTCAATGTGATTAACAAAATTAATCTCCTTATTCTTTAGATAAAACTCAACTCCGAAGTCACTGGCTAATTTAGTTAAGACATCCCGACAGTTTATTAACCCAAAGGTTAGTGTTTTATAATCAGTAGTAGGAATATCTCCTGCCGACCAGCCTGCATCCACGCCCTCCATGTTTTCGCTAGTCTTGTTGATGTTCCAAATAAGGAGTCCTACAAAATCAGCTAACCGCCCCGTTAAGGTGAATGTTGCTTTCTTGGAAAGCTTATTAAGATAGAGTTTATCCAACAAACGATATAAAGGGTGCTCAAAAACAAAGGAGTATTGATACTCGACCTCTGATTTCTGATTGAATTCAAAATCTCTATTTAATTCATAAACAATGCCTTCGAATCGTATATAATCGGAGACAAGGACATTCAGAACGGAGTCAACTGTTACATCTATCACTATTTCGTCAGCGCCCATAATTGCCTTTTTGAGTGTTGCGTTATCATCCGCAACACTGCACACAACCTTTTCTACACCATCTACATTTCTGAATATATCAATCATATCACAACTCTGCATTTTAAATCGAACTTAAGCAAAGTTTCCAACGTGGGCTTTACTACCATTCCATCCTTAAAGTATAAATCAAATGATTCAGTTTCCGATAATTTAAGTGTACGTAGACCCGACCTCATACATAATGCCTGAAACTGCGTTATTTTAGAATATAAACTTTGTAAGTCGTCTCCTATCATTGTGCATGTAAAAGTTATATCTCTCGGCTCACGGTATAGCATTTGTGTATATGGCGATGTGGTACTGACTTCTATTCGTTTTGATATACTTTTATCATCCTTCCTTGATGCTATGTAAATCCCAAAATCACGAGCCATACTATAACCATCCAGTAGACTATCCGATCCACCGGATGGGAGTGTTAGTAATTTCGATAAGATAAAGTCCTGCTGCCAAAACTTAGTTGTGACAATGGCCATACAATATTCATAGTACTCTTCGACATCCAACACATCTTTCATTACTACTCCAAATTCTCCGAACTCCGTCCATAGATTCCTACAGGAAATACATGCCAGCTTGTAGTCGTTCAATTTTTTCAGATAATCAGATGAGGAACTTCCTTTTATACATACCTTTAGTGTGAGTGTCCGGCCATCTAACTCAATATCATCTTCATCAACAAACGGCTCAACAGATGTACCCCAATTGTACTCAATCGTTCCTTTCCGCTTAGGAAGATCAAATAACCCACTAATAGCAATGCATTCTTGTGCGTTATCGACATAGGGGACTGCACCCCAGATAGAAATATCTATTCCGTCTAATTTATAAGTCATATGTTTCAAGGTTCTTGTATACTGTCTTTATGTTCTGCCCAACGGAAGAGCGGACAGAAGAGCGTGCATACATGTTGATTATAACTTTAGCTTCCTCAATACACTCTATGTCGAGGATAGAGGAATCAAGAGCGTCTACCATAACAAAAGCATGCCCAGATGCCCTAATGGAAATCAGGCTATTGTGTTTTGCGTAAATACGAGATACTGCATATTCATTTGCTGTAAAATCAACCTTACAATTGAAGAGAAAAGCCGCTTTTGTCTCATTCTCTAGTTTAACTTCCTCGCCAATATAAATATGCTGTGTTCTGAGCTCTTTTTTGAATTTCTTCATCACCTGAAGGCGTGGATAGTCTTTCGCTAAACAGAAGTCAATACCCCGCCAGTATTCAGTTACTAGATCGTCGATACTCAAAGCGTTCATTAACCCGCTCTGTCCATTTCCACACATCTCTGGTGCACCGGAGATAAACCATTTTGCTAACTCTTTGATATCCATATTATCCTCTTCCGTTATATGATTTTGTATTACTTTTTATTTCTGATAATTCTCTTCCCATGCGAGTGAACCCGCTCTCTATTGAATCCACTATTCCGTCGGTATTATTTGCCGTACGCAATGTATTTGCATTAATCTGCCTAGTTTCGGCAAGAATGCTTTCGACATTTAGCATATACTGCTTAGCCTGCCGAAAATGTTCTGCTGTCATGTCTCTCAAAGCCCGTACATCAAGGGAGGTCATATTCCACAAACCAACCAACTGACTCGCTGTCCCTTCGGTCATCGCTGCCTGTAACTGACCAGTTACACCATTTTTGACTGTATTCTCCGTATCTTTAAATAGTTCATCGTACATTTTCATGGCTTCGGTAAAACGCTCGCCAGCCGCATTAGCAGTGTCTTCAAATCGCCTTTTATCAGCATCCGACAATTTGCCATCTTCCATATCCCTACCTAATTGGGTAACGGCACTCTGTATGGCCTGGCCTAGTATCTGCTTCTTCAATGCTTCTTTTACGGCATTTGCTAGTACCTTTTTAGTGGTGTCACCCATTGCTTTCGCTCCATCCTCACCTTGGGCGTAAGCTTCTACGAGGGCGTCCGCAAAATCGTCAATGGCGGACTGTATATCGGTACCTGCCCACATCTCAATTTGTTTCCGATTACTGTCCTCTATAGCATTATCGAGTGATATGAGTTTGTCTTTCCATTCCTGTATCTTATCCCCATCCGACTTCTTCTTGCTTTCTTCTTCTTTTATCTGCTGACGTATTAACTCTTGTTGCTTCCTGAGATTAGCCTCCTGTTGATCCATCAGTGAATACACTTGATTCGAATAAGTATTCTCTATCGTGCGCCCAAGTTTGTTGTAGGCGCGGTCAAGCTCTTCGACGCTTTTTTGCAAACTTTGTATTTTCTTCTCTTTCTTGTTGTCTCCATTGAATACGGCGAACAAAGCTGTTACTGCCTGTAGAGCTAACGATATTGCAGCAAGGATAATACTACTTGCTTCCGCCGTCTTGATAGCTGTAGCCATCGCTATGCCGGCGGTAGCAATGCCTTGAATCATCCCCATGACTTGCTTTCCGGATTCTCCCAAAAGATCACCAAGTACACCGCAGCTACTTACGGCATCATTGATAAATTCAAAAGATCCTTCTGTTGCCTTAGCAAGGTCTTTCCAATTCTGCTTTATGTTTTTAGTGGAGTCTTTTGAATCCTTGGCTCCTTCTCTAAACACCGCACTAAAAGCATTGCCTAGAGCGGCGAATGGATTTTCGGAAATGATTCTCTGCTTAGCTTCATTCAATGATTTTGTAAGTACCCTTGCATCTATAGGATTCAGCTTTAGGTCTTTCATTTGGCTTTCAATTGTCGCTATAAGGTTTTCTATCTGAGTAACAGTCAAATTATCCAGATCACCGAATAGCTGCTGCCATTCCTCAGACCTTTGAAGCATCTGCCCATTCAGCTCAGACATCGCTTCATCCCTACCTTTTAATACGCGTTGCTGTAGGTCTGCATTCCCGGTAGCTGCCGCATCTGCGATTTTCTTATCCCATTCCTGATTGAGAGTGTATTCTTTGCTCTTGTAATCATTTAACTGGGCGATGAGACCATCCATTTGCTCCTTCTTACCCTTACCCTCATCAACGGTCTGAGCTTTGGTAATTCCAGCCATTACAGCGATATACTTAGCGGAGGCTTTTGTTTTTGCTTCTTGAGCATCTTCACCTGTCTTTGTTAACTCAATGTTTCTTAGCTCACCATTATAAGCTTCTTGATTCATTTTCCGTAGGGAGTCGTAACGATCAACGATAGACTGTTTACGCTTCTCCTCTTCAGTAAGGAAGACGGAAGACAGTTCCTTCTGGAAGTCAATTTCCTTCTGGTCATAATCCTTATTTACCGCTTCGGTTTTATACCCGGCGTCGGCGTTTACAGCTTCTCGTTGTCGGGTGAAATTGGCGGACTGGTCAGACGGCATACTTTGGCCAACAGAAGCATATTTCTTCTTTAGTTCCTTTTCTTCGTCGTCGATAGCTTGCAGACGAGCTTTCTTATCTACTTCAATCTCAGACAGTGCTTTCTCACGCCCATCAGCCATGATATTAACACGCTCTTGCTGAAGCTTGAGTTCAACACTTAAGACTGTTTTGGCAATGTCTTCGAGCGTATTTTTTCTTTTCTCGGCTTCTCGTTTTTCGTCTTCGGTAGGAGGGGTGATAGTTTTAGTCTTTTTCGGGTCCTTTAATCTACGAGCTGCTTCCAATTTCTCTTTCGTTTCTTTTGCTTGCTTTTCCAATAGTTGGATGTCAAATTGACTGGTGAATTGTGGCATATCTTCAAAAGAAGGAATCTTAGGTATATTACCCCAATCGGTCAAAGAGAATTGTTTCTTTGCATTTGTTGCCTTTTCGATCTGAGTTTGTAAATTCTTCAACTCCTTTTCATAAATTGAAATACGGGTATCTATAGGGAGGCTTTCATCTATAAGTCTTTGCTTTGCAGACTGAATATTATAGTATTGTTTTTCAAGTTCTTCTAATTGTTTTTGCTCCCTTGTAATAGCCATTGTATTATTCTGTCTGGTTTCGTTTCCTTCTGTATCTCTAAAAATAACTTTTCCGTTCTCTTCCTTCAGCTTAGTGAGTCGCATTTTACTAGCGATCATAAGCGATTTTAATGATTTTGTATTATTATCATCCAGTAAGGTATTTTGAGCCTTTAGTGCTTTGTTCCTATCTATTTCTGCAAGGGTCGCCAAAGTAACACCTTTCCATAGATCAGGAAACATCTCTTTGAGTCTCTCCAATGCTTCTATTCTGATTCGGTCTGCTGCATTGGTATCATACAAGGTATCTAATAATTTACTAGTCGACTCCTTTAACTTGTCTTGTTCCTCTCTAAATTCTTGAAGTTTTGTTTTCGCTTTCTCAGTATTTCCGCTGAACATAAGCCATGCGGTAGCTGCTAGTGAGACAACAGTTAGTATCGCCCCAATCGGATTAGCTGCGATGGCTGTGGTAAGAGTACGTGTGGCTATGGATGCTTTTAGCTTTGCAGCAGCAAGGAAGCCATGTGCCCGGGTGCTCATAGTTGTAGCTACTGTATTACTCGCTGTTGTGGCATTGTTAAGTACTGTTGATGCCGAATCAGCCGTTGTTTGTGCTATGCCAAGTCGTTTCTCTTGATTATTCACTTTACGACTAATGGTATTCAACTCATTGGAGACAGATTCTTCTCGTTTTGCAGCAGCGATAACTTTAGATTGTGCGACCTCCGTAGCGGAAATGTCATTTGCTTGTAGAGCAGCCTCCAATTCTATTTTCGCTGCTTTTGTAGCCTCTTTCGACATCTCTACACGTTCTTTGGCGGCGGACATCCTAGCACGATTTTTTCCTAGAGATTTGCTTAGTGATTCAACCTCCTGATCTGCACTTATTTTCGCATTTGTGGCAATATCCGAAAGGGCATCGGAATATTCTTTGCTTCCTTTCTTTAGGTTTTGTTTTTCCAGAATAGCCCTTTGCTCTGCCGTAATTGAGCTTTCCAATGAAGCAATATATGCCTCTTGTGAAAGACGTTCAGTCTCCTTTTGCACTATTCCATCACCGACCACCTTATGATATGCCTCTTTTATCGTAGCCATCAGTTTCGTTGCTGTAGCTTCTGCGTTGGTTGTTTTCAAAGCGTCCATTGTGGCGACCTTGTACCCCACGAAAGCCACGGAGACAAGTTTAATCAACGTTTCTGCTGTTTGAAGACTGTTTTGCATATCTCCACTATTAAAAGCGTCGTTCATCTTCCGGGCGACTTCTGAGACTTCTTTCAGTATATCATCCCCCAGCGGGCGGAGTGCAGCAGTTAGGTTGTTCTGCAGCAGTTTTAATTGATTGTCCGCGCTCGTCTGCATTGTCTTAAAGGCTGCTTCGGAAGCACCAAGTGAGTTCTGTAGCTGACCTAAATCAGCGGCGGCAGCGGTGGCATTGTTACCAGTCATGCCAAGAACTGCATTTACTGCTTCAACCTCAGGAACTAATTTGCGAAGTTCAGACTCCGATCCATTGGCACGACTGGCAACCTCTGCCAATGCTTCTTGATAGGTGCGGCCATCAAAAGCACCGTCACCAAGTACTTTGGAGACTCCAAGGATAGAAGCACGTATCTGAGTCATAGCCTGAGCTGTTGGTGTACCTTGTTTGGTGAGCGAAGCAACAGCGGACAATACTTGCTCAATTCCAACACCATAAGAAGCGGCGATAGGTGCTGCCTGAGCAATGGTCTGCCCGAGTTCCCCCATGGTAGTTTTACCTAATTTGGCTGTCATGAACAGCATATCAGATACTGTACCAGCTTCACTTGCCGACATCTTGTAGGCGTTCAGCACTGTAGTGATTGCATCTGCTGCAGTAGCCGTATCTGTTACACCACCTACAGCAGCTTTAGCTGATACCTCGAGAATTTTCATAGCATTAGCACCATCATGCCCGGCAGATACAATTTGATACAGGGCTTTCGCTGAATCGTTAGCCGCCACGGGTATTTGTCGAGTCATATCCATAATACTATTCATGTAGTCCGTCAGACTTCCTTTTATCGTACTTGAGATAGACGCCACTTCATACATACTTTTCTGGAAGTCTTTCTCAAATGTATATGCGTCTTTGGCAGCTTTGGCAAAGGTTGCCGCTGCACTGATCCCAATTCCACCGAATACATCAAACGAAGTCACTTCTCCGGCCATGGCTTTGATGATTCCCATAGCTTCCCTTTTGCCCTTGTATAATCCGGTATTATCTATACCGGTTGCCATATACATGGCACCTGCTTTATTTACGATACCCATATACTTTTCTCTTAAAGTATAAAAGCAAAGTAAGTTTTACTTTCTGTAGCTACTAATTCTGAAATTTAGGGCACATAATCTCTTGAATTACCCTTATATTCTTTGTAATTGTTAGGTTTCTGGTTACATTTGCGGAATGTTTAACTAAAAAAACAACTGCTATGGAAGGTCTTTTAAATTTTGTTTCAATCATTATTATTGTTTTTGGAGTCTTGCAAATCATTTTATTCTTCAAACTTTGGGGTATGACAGACGATATACGTGCGATAAAGAATAAATATTTAAATCTTTCTAAAAATCAAGATTCTAACAATGTAAACCCAGTGTTAGGTAGTAAAGATTTTCAAATCGGGGCGCTTGTTGAGAATGTAAAGACTGAAAAAAAACTGATAATAAAAGAGATAAAAGATGGAAAATATAGATGTTATGACAACAGTGGAATAATATTTGAGGGGGATTTTGATGACTCTGAAATTAGGCTGCTTAGCTAATCATCAAAATACTTCAATAGCGCACATCAACTTAACGAGGTGCGCTAATGGAATTATAAGCTTCCTTTTTTTATCCGTTTCATTCCTCCGCTGTCAAAGTCTGGAATTTCTATCCAATCTCCTTCAGTACTATCAGAATCTTCGCCTTTCATCGCTTTATTGCGTTCATGGCAGATATAGGCGTATTCCTGCATCATTGTCTCAATAACAGCCACCCCACTATCAAGTATCTGCATATAAGTCAGCCCGAGTGCTTCATGCACGGTTATCAAGTATCTCCCTTGGCTGTATCCTGCCAACTGGTTAGGTTTCGTCGAGCGGCTATCATCTCCGTCTCGGTCCATGGACTCACGCTCTGAAGAGTCGTGATAGAGTTGCAAAAAGGGAAGAAGCCAATCCGGTAGATAATGGCATTGACCAGAATACGTATATCCTCCCACGTGCTGTTATCCATCAGCACCTCCCGGAACCAAACTGGAGGCTCACTTGGTTTATTGTGTATACCTAGACAGACGATATCCAGTAGCAACTCTGCGTATTTATCCATCAATCCAGGTAGATCGGAATTCACCTCATCGTCTTTACTCACCAGTTTGGCAAAATCTTCTTTATCGATCTGAATCAATAGAGGACGGATAGTAAACCATGTTCTAACTGTTAGCGGACGGATTACAATGCTGTTGCCCGGGTCTTTCCCTTTTGGCAGTGATTTCCTGTTATTGAACTCAAATGGTATACTGACAGACTTTCCAACAATCGTATCACTCTCTACTTTAATAATTTGCCTTACTCCCATAAAACTACTTTTTAATGTAAAAAGCCCGGCACGCAGTCGGGCTTTACTTTTTTACCTACTTATTAGGCAACTACTACCGCACTTTCAGTACTAGTCACCGTACCCGAATATGATCCTGAAGCGATAAACTTAACCAATATTTTGGCGCCAGTATCTCCTGAAGTCGGAATATATACCTGATTCGTTGCACCTGCTATGTCAACAGGCGTCTCAGAGCCTGTTTTCTTCATCCACTGATATGTTCCGGTAGCTTGAGTGGGCGTAGGTACGGCAGACAGAGCAGTTCCTACCTTAGGTGTTCCGTTGATTGTAACAGCTGTCACAGGAGTGGCGACAACATCCTTCACCTCTCTGGTAAACGGTGTTTTCAGTGTTCCATCCGCTGCGACTGCAATTTGTTTGCTGATTTTGACCAACAACAACTCAGAAGCCGTCTTTGTCGGAGCTTGTGAAATACGTGCTGAAACGGAACCATTGACAATCACATATTCTGTGTATTTTCCTTCAAATGGTTCAGTGCTCATTTTCACGCTCATGTTGATCGAAGGGGCAATGTTAGGTTCTTCCCACTTTTCCCCGGTTTTAGTTCCTCCGCAAAACATAATCATATCGTTTACGGTTGGTGATGGTATTGCAAATTCGATACTACTCACATCTCCTTTTCGATTTACAATCCAGCGTGGTTCATCCGTACCTTCAATCATTATTTTTGTAGGGGTCAACTCTGCAAAGTTGAATACTACAGATCCTTCGTGGATATCCGTAATTTGTTCAAAGGCTGCAGCAGGAACACCGGTACCCGGATAAACACCCACACCCACATAGGCCATACCGATGGCCAGACTTCTTTCATTTTTCATAATTCTAATTTTTTTCTGTTATTATTTCCAATCTAATATTTATACAATCAAAACCTTCTTTGACATCGTACAATCGTTCGCTCCACAATACGGTAGAATCAAAATACACTCCAAGCGGATGTGGAATAACACTCAGTACACCTCTAATCTTTCGTTTAAGGACCTTCATCCGTTCCATATTTGGAAGCCCATCTCCATACAATGGAGTGAAGATATTCACATTTACGTTGACCCTTCCAACGTGCACCATCTCACTGAATGGAAGATAGTTTACCACGATGTGTTCCAGCTTTTCATCTTTGGCAGAATTGCCTTGATAAACAGTCAGCCCCGCACCTGCACTTTCAACAGCCTCCGTCACGATATCCAGTACATCAAATTCATCTGCCATAATCATCTGCTTTATCAAATACTTTCTGAATCTGTTTTCTCAAGTCCTCCTCCGTAGCTGTCGCCGCATTGGTAATAACATCCTTCCCCATAGCTTCAACGGAAGCTGCATAAGTCATTCCGGCAACACAGATAAGCGCCCATCCGGTCGGGTGACTACTACCAACCTGCATAGCAAGCTGACGGGCCTTACCCAATCCTGTTGTTCTGTCTGTACCCGTATCGCTTTGCTCAAAGTTCTCTGTCAGTATCTCGTTGTCACAAATGATCGTGTACCCAATAGAACTTCTGAGGTTTCCGGTCTGGTCACGATACCCACCATGCTCACGGGCATACTTCACAAACACCTCACCTGCCTTGGCCAATAACTGATACGTTTTTTCTTCTGTGCGGTCAATAAAGATGTCAAACCACCGTCCCAGATCATCTTCATTCCACAAAGGAGTCAGTCCGTTGTTCATATGCTGATGATTGAGTGTGTTTGAAAAGGCTCCCAGCTAACAATCGGTTGGTCGATACCCAGTGGATCAATTCGAATGCGCATCGGAGTGTATGCCATAGGTGGGTTTGCCTTCGTATAGAAAACTCCCTGTATAATGATTTCTTCGCCTAGTGCGTTCTTTTTCACTGTTTTTCCGTCAGAGTCATATCTGCCGTGTACCTCTACGTCGTAGGAGTCAGCAATTACACGCTTTCCGTTTATCAGTTGCGGTTTGCCTTCTACCGTGACAATAGCTGTATGTGGATATCTTCTTACCATCTGTTGCCTGCCTTTCCTTTTACGATGATTCTCTTTCCGATCTTAGCAGCTTTACCCGGCTCCCCGCCTTCTATATACAGGCCTTTTGCTGTCTGAATATACCAACTACGGGGATGGGTAATAGAAAGCTTTCCTTCTGAGAAGTCCGTTGAGTTAACAACCATGGCATACAGATCCGCAGCACACAACATCGCCTGACCGATATTGTCGGGCGTGCATTCATCTCCACCATTTATGCGGCGTTTCACCATTACAACATTATCCAGGTAGGTCTCACAATCATCCAGTGAAGGATAAGAAAGTATTGTTTCGCGTATTGTAGCCATGGTTATTATTTTTAGTCCTCGTCAGTCTTTTCAGTATCTTCATTGGTTTCCCAAGCAGCGCCATCAGCTTTCAGAATGTACATCGCATCCGGGTCATTGATAACCGGGATGGCGTTCGCTTCGGCTTTCGTCCACTCTTTGAATGGCTCAAGTTCAGACCATTTACTGATAAAGACGAAATCTTTTTTCAGTGTAGTAGCCTTCTTCTTGTACTCTTCTGAGGATTCGGCGGCGATAGGGCCATGCTGGATATCACCACACATTAGGTCTTCCAAGAAGCAAATACGTTTAGCCTCCCACGGGTTAACAGTCGTGCGGTTGTGTGCAGCATCTTCGATGCGAACAGACGGATCAAGGGTTACGATGGTGATAGGCTTTTCCTGTGCAGCAAGATATTCGTTAATCACCTTCTTGGTGATAACCAATTTGTCCTTCTGATTAACCCATCCTTTTACTTTTTCAATTGTGCTTTTCTGTTTTTTGAGCAGTGAGAATTCCGAGGTACGCATCACCACATATTGAAGGCTAACACCGTCAGCAGAAGCAGCAACAATAACGTCTTCGATATCCTGCAAGCCGTCAGCTGTGGTAGCGTTGCTCCAGTCTGCTGAAGAAACCTTCTTATTCTCATTTGGCATACCACATCCGACGAACTCTTCGGTAACAATACCGTTATTGTTCGTTGAGTTCAGCACAAAACCAGCCTTAGACATCAGTTGCATACACCACCATTCGAAGCGTCCACGAACACCGTTATACACGAAATCCTGATCCTTGAAAGAGAGATCGAGCAATGCTTGCAAATCAGCGTCACCGTTACAGTCACGACTGAGTTGGCGATACTCGTTCCAATCACTTTCGTTCATGCCTCTTTTGATTGCGGTCTTAGGGATGTCACCGGACATTTTACCAATGACTTCACGCTTCTTCTGAGATGCAGAAGAGTCGAAGCTGATAACGTCAGCGATTACCGGAGCACCCTTCTCACCTGTCAATGTTTCCCATTTCAGAGAGGACTTTTGTTTTACACCGAAAAAATTGGGGAAATATACCGGTTTCACCTTACGGGTATTCAATCGGGCCGCCATGTTCTTACGGTTCACTTGTTTAATTAAACTTCTTTCCATATATCAATAAATTAATAGATTACGTAAAACGAATATGAGGAAGCAACGCTTTGATTGCAACGTCAATCAAATAAGGCATTACCTTCTCGTTCACGGTACCACGGACTAAGAGACCAGACTGTTGGTTGGCAACAGTGGTATCTACCTTATTCATAGTGATTGCTTCTGGTACATACTTAAATGTAGCTGCACCGGCATCGGCTTTAGCAGAGGCCAGAATCAATACATCGCCAATAGCAGCGGTGCCAATAGTTCCGGCAAGGGTAATTTCGTCGTAACCAGCGTTGCTTTTGTCAATAGATGTAATTAGGTCGGAAGCACCCTTGAGTGCTCCGCCAAGAGTTACAGCCTCTCCAACCTTGAGCAAATGGTTTTTTGCTACTTGAATTTTCTTCGAAGCATCGGAAACAATGGCTGTCACTTTTGCTGTTTTAACGACATGATAAAGCCCATTAGGGTCTTTTCCAACAATTACCAAAGGCGGCAGTTCGTCAATGACTCCCTTTAGCTCTGCTCTGGCGATGGTTCCACCGCCTTGAATGTCCTCGATAATCTTCTCAATACCGGGGGCATACTGAAATTCACTTTCTTTTTTTCTAAACATAATTACACGATTTTAATTATTAGTTATCCAATCCGAGACTGGCAACACTACTGTCTTTCGCATTGCCGCCATCTCCGTCCATAAATTTAGCCCATTCCGCTTCTGTCCGATCCTTTGGTGCTCCTGCACGGGGTTTATAGTCTCCGGCCTCTACCTCGTCATTAATAATGCTCTGTTTTAGTTCCGCATACTCTGTTTCAAGCTCTTTGATCTGATCTTCGATAGGGGTTTCGGAATTCACATCAATGCGTCCGAACCATTTAGCAGGAAGCTTAGCATTCTCAAACGTAGCTTTAGCTTCGACTTGTTTTTGAGAGGTTGAAATGGTAGAGGTAATACCTTTAATCGCTGTCGTTAATGCGGCTATTTGCGTACTCTGAGCATCTATCAGAGCTTTAATTTCTGGAGATAAGGCATCTGTATCAACCTTGTCTTCTTTCTTCGCCTCAATAATCTTACCATCTTTCAAATTGTGTTTCTTTTCATAATCTGCAATGGCCTTCTGAACAGCGCTCTGAGCTGACTCACCTGCTTGCACATCCGGCAGGATGTTGTCTTTATACATCTGAACATAGTCGCTGATACCTTCATCCTTTTCAATCTTGAAAAGCTTCTGAATCTTGGCAGCATATTTTTCCGGTACTCCGAGTACTCGGCATTGGGCGTTGATTAATTCTAAAATAGTCATACGGTTTTTGATTTAATGATACTTTTTCCTTTAAAGTATAAAGCCTGAAAAAAAATTCCCGGAATTTCATACTTTAAACCAAACTAATTACTTATTTTTGTGCAAAATGGAAACAATATACGACCATAATCTAACGACAGAAGAGGAAGCGCGCATCCATCATTTGTCAAAAGACGCCTATTTAAAACATATTGGCGATTGCGAATCTATGTCCAAACAGGATATAGCAGCACTTTATTGGCTCCGGGATGATAGCGTTATGGTGGAACATTATTTAAAAGGCGTTGATTACATGGATCAGCTTGATTTCTACCGAACGGTCACTCATCCTTGAAATATTTCTTTTTAAATTCTTTAGATGGCATCATCAAATCAAGAACAACGCTTTTTCCGTCTGCTCCTTTTTGGGAAAAGAAGTCTGCTAAAATATCTATTATTTTTTCGTAGGGTTCTTCCTGAATAATATTGTTGAAGTAGGTATATGCGTCATTATCGGATACTCCATAACGCTCCAATGCACTTCTGAAATTTGCCAGTCGATTAGCATAGCCATACCCCTTCGATAAGACATCCGCTTGATTAACTGCTTTCCCCCCTAATTTGGCAATAAACTGATCATAGCTTTTTCTTGCGCAAAACTGATTGATAGTTTCCATAGCCGCAGAGCTATATTTATCAGCCATTCTGTTATCTTTCCACCCCTTAGCTCCAGCATGGCGTATCTCATGCCATAAAGACTCCAGGGAATACTCCTGGTTAAATGTAAGGTCTGATTCATTGCGGATACTCAAAAGCGCGCTTTTAACTTCTTTGAGAGGGTTGAAATAGATGCCACTGGCTACTTCAAAGTCGTAATTGTGGATGTCCAATTTATTACCCATAGCTTTTATATACCTGTGGTCAGAATCATAATACCGACCTACTTTCATCATAGCATACTTTCCTTTTGAAATACCTATGTCTGATAACTTCCCATAGAACAAATCACTATTTCGCAATGCAAACTCCGCAAGAATAGCTTTCACCTCTTTGTCTGATACCTTGTTTGGAGATTTGATTCCCTTTACTAAGTGTGAGACAGAACCTGTGTTTTCGCCCTTTTCCCTATCTACGAATATCTTCATATTCTGCTTCATCTGATAGGGTGCACGCGTAAATGAATATTTGTACTGCTCCATACACCTGACAGCTTTTGACGGGATCTCTGTTATATACCGGTCCATCGGGATGGTGTCATTTAGCAAATACTCTGCGAACTCGTCGTGATTCATTAAGATGGGGGTAGCAAGACATATGCAAAACGGATGCCATCCGGTGAACACAAACTCTTTAGGATAGGTTCCGGCCATTGCGTCACAGATAACGCAACCGCCCTTATTATTGCCCGATCGCTTTACTTCGAATCCAAGGACGAAGTCTAGCTTTTGCCATCTATCGCTATCGGCCTTTCGATAAGCCATGTTTGTTTCTGTGACTGCTACCCTCAGAGCATTCTTATACGCCGATTTGTATACGCCGGGACCGGGATTGTAGTTCATCATCGGTTTTGACTCTACCAGTTTCCCTTCTGCATTTCTGATTCGATGAAATCGAGCGTCGGGGTTATTGAGTATCTGACGTATGTCTTGACTGATATTTGCAGCACTCTGTCCGATGGATATTCCGCTGCCAAGGTAGAATTCCAGTTGTGTTTTAGTCTGGTCTGCTAGGTTCCATACTCTTGTAGATAAGTTCATATCTTTATCAATACGACCTCGCAGGGCTCGCATGCCATCTGTATTTCTAGCAAACAATCCTTCTTTTACCTGTGATCGGATAGACATACCATTAAGGTACTCACGTATCATCTGGTCATTCTTTAACTCCGACCTCTTCCATGCGTCCGTCTGGAAACTGGAAATATTGTTCTTTAATTCAATTTCTAGTTTAGCCAGCTCTCTGTCAATAATATTTTCTATAGCTCCATTGCGTGACCAGACACTGCCATTGCCTATATCGGTCCACTTTCTCAGATGAGGAGATATAGTGCTAATAAAACGATTGAACAAAGCAGTTATATTCTGCTGCTGTGCCAATACCCTTTGCAGGTGCTGTTTGTCATGGAAGGATAAAGACGCCATTACTCTTCTACATTAAGTGTCATTCCCGGTAGCATAGTATTCTGAGCCGTCTCCTTTTCCTCCTGCTTGAGTAGTTGAATCTCCTCTTCGGCATCCTTGGTATAAGGAGAGCGTGCTACAATAGTCTGTTGCGCATTGAACGGCTTATTGCCATTCGCCAGAGCAAGATTCTGTAACTCTTCTGCAATATCTTCAGGTAGTATGGTTCCGAATGTTGCCTCAATATAATTATCTTGCAACTGCGCAGACATCTTAGTGTTGGTGATATTAGCGATTCCGGATGCAACGATAGAGATGGTACGCTGTACCACCGGTCCGAATACCTCCATGTTCTCACTGGCTTTGATCGTTGCGTCAATTGTCATAAACTTACGAGCCACACCACTTAGATTACCAATGCCGGTTAGGTTATCAAATGATAGATCGGGGGTGGAAGACCCAGAGTAGATTTCGTTCTTATCGCGGCTTAGTTCTTCTTTGATTGAGTCGATAGACTGTTGCCATGCCAAGTAATCAGCATCACCATGATAAGCCGTTCCCGTATCGCTATCAACCTCCATAGAAAAGTTGAGCTCCTTGCCAACCGTTTCTTTGTTTGGTAGATTGGATAAGCCATATGTTTTGAGTATGGGCTCTGCGAAATAGTCGTTCGTATCTGAGACGCGAGACAAACGCACTTCATATGCGTCTATCAGTCCTGCCACGTCTTCCCACTCAGGGCGATCTACTTCAGCGTAGACAACCGGTATTTTCCCAAAGAAGTTTTTATCCTTTCTGATTTCCCAACCGTTACCTGCATTTTTCCCAGAGAGAATAACATCTTTGGTATATATCTTCACACACTCGCAGCTTCGTCCATTGATATCGGCTGTATACTTATGAATGAAGCCGTCCATATCGTCATCATCGTCGAAATGAGGATAGAACTCGCAAGTTTCATTATCGCTTTTAGGCGTGGACAGTACTTTTACCTTAAGCACGCTTACCTTTTTCCCATTCTGTGTAGTTGTTACAGGATAGAATATAATCGCTGCTTTGGTTTCAGACAGGACAATTCGCGCAAATCGTCTCAGTACGGACTGCATCTTTAGCTTTCTCTCATAGACCTTCTTGAACTCATTGAACCCCTCATTGGTATCATCCGCTGATAGAGTCATTTTTCCACCAAACAAGAAAGCAACTGATGTACGAACAATCTTCTTGGGGATGTTAGTTATGATTTTGGAAACTTGGACTGTTTTATCTTCCAACCTTTTGGGTTTCTCTTCGCCTGTGTCGGGGTCTATTTCTACTTCAGTATCTGAATATACGGCTACCCTCTTCGGCTCCCTGAATCCCACAGAGGTTGGACGTCTGTTTCGTTTTCCATTGTATTCATCCAAGTACTCTCTAGGCTCACGGTCATCCATTGTATCTACACATAGACTTCCGATCACATTCCCAAAATCTTCGTTTAATAAAACTTCTTCTATTTTAGCCATATACTTTTTCCTTTAAAGTATAAACGTCCGGACAAATTACCCACGTCCGACCTTACGCTTCGTTTTTTTAACATTAAGACCTAATGTAGCGACGAACTCAGCTAGTATGGTCATAGAATCCGGAGCATCATCGTGGGCGTTGTCACCTTCCCGTTTGTAGGAGGTTAGGAACTTCATAAACCACCAGTAGTCTGAACCTTTTTTATATTCCGTTTCTTCTAAGAAAACGCAGTGTTTCTTAATCCATCCGGCTTTCATAATAATCCGAGTTTCTTTGTTCTGCGAAGTATGCCTGGCTTGAATCTCACATTTACCCTTATGTAACTTGACAGTCTTGCGTACATTGAGCGAAAAGATACGTCCGCCATTGTTTGACTCAATACGCATCTGATCGCAACCGGTATCAAGTATGGCTTGTGCAAGTCGTGGCTCAGTCACCTCTACGGCATCCTTGGTAAATACGACTTCCTTAATAAACACCTTATCACCGAACATATCACCGAATGGTGCGGCAAAGTAGTCATCACCCTTGTCGGCAACGTCACACGCTCCGATGGTGCCGCTTGCACCCTTTCCGATGATATCTGCTCGTTTGAATCGCATGAGTTCTGATTTGGGAAATAAAAGCCCTTTGGCTTCGATGGGTTCCTGCATATACTCAGCACACCAAATACTTTCATCTGTCTCTGTGCGGAGCTCGCGGTAGTATTCAGTTGTGTGAACCTCCTCGCAGAAAGATTTATCGTTTTCGTCCAAAGCGGGAATGCGAATAATCTCGTTGTACTTGCCTGATTCTTCCAGTCGGCCCAACACATCGGATGCCGACCAGCGGGTGCCGATATCAATCATACAGCAACACCCTTCGATGCGCGAGTCATGTGTACCTTGCTTCCATGACCATACTTTGTCATTATTGGTATCTGAGAGGGCGTCTTCCAGGCTCTTGTACAAGTCATCTGTCATAGCCAACATAGACGCCCCGAAGCCGATAACAGTACCACCAACTCCAGCACCGAAGTAACTAACCTGCCTAGCCTGATCTAAGCTCCATCCGGCCAGATTCTTTTTATCACGCATCAGCTGTACGCAGTTGAAAACTGCCTGATAGCGACCGCTCTTGAGAATGTTACGCGTATCGTACGAAAGTTTATTGTATAACTGACCTGAGCAGCAGTTGCGCATAACTGATTCCTGCGGGAACTTACCCAACATCCACGCGATAAAAAGTGACGAAATGTAACTTTTTCCTGCTCTAGGTGGCATACTTACAGCGAGTCGATATATCACATTGTCAGAATAAGAACGATAAACGCGCATGAAGGCATCAGCCACGTTCTTCAAAAATGGTCGACGCGCAAAGAAAAGCGGATCGTAATATAAACAGAACGCCCAGAAGTCATCGGGTGCTTCACGACGTTTCAACTCTATGAATAGCTTTAGCGCTTCTGGGTTGTAGTTACTGCTCATTAGTATTTATCATTGCCATTAGTTTCTCTTTCAAGTCTTCGTCCTTCACGTCTTCAAACCCTGTATTTAAGCGTTGCTCCATGACAACGGGGGCGTCGAACCCAAGCATTTTACATATCCTGTCTATCGACCAGTTCTTACCGTGTAGTTTCAGTTCAATACCATTCTTCCCCTCTTTGATGCTTTCAACTGCCCTTATCTGACGGTCAGTCAAATCACCTAAGTTCTTAAACTTGATAGTGGTTCCGTCAAATTCCAGATAGTCAGTAATCTTTGCATCTAAGATAGCGGATAGCTCGTCGAGTACACGTTCTTTGGTTATGTCGCTTTTAGCCTTTATCTCAGCCTGTAATTCGCTTACCCTTGTCGCTACCTTGCTACTCTTCAACAAAGTGGATGCTCTTTCCCACACAGTCTTATCCATCCAACTATTACATCCGTATGCAAAACGGTATGCTTGAGACGCATTACCACACTCAATATATTTATTGCAGAACTTTTCCTGCTTTACTGTCAGTTTCATAAGGGTACTTTTATTTAAAATATACTTTCTCCGAAAATTTTCCTGCGAATGAGGTCGCGCACTCCGTTGTAAATTTCATATAATAACTTTTTGCTCTCTGGACCGGGCCAATCCAAGAAGCTTTCGTCCTGGAAGAAATGAAATTCAAACACTCTACTAGCTAAAGGGGATAAACCTAAACTATCAAAGGCTTCCCGAACCCGGTGAAACTTATCAAGCATTATGTCATTTATATCCTCCTGTTCTTCTTGGCTATTCGGTTGGTCCTCTATTTCCAGTTGGCTATAATCTACATTATCATTCACCGGGATAGGACTGTATCTGTTCTGATACTCCGAAGTTGGAGAGGTTGCATTTCGTTTAATTATTGCCAGGATAAAGTAATCAAGAGCGGTGTGCCCATTCTTTTTGGACTCAAGTAATTCTGATAATAATTCGGGTGGTTTTTGAAGAATGGACATAAGGGTTTCATTTAACACATCCAATGATTCATTGGGAATACCTGCACGGGTGCATTGATAAGACGAGTAGTCAAGCCACTTACTGTAGCGTTTTGTTATGTAATTATTTACCTCTTCACTTGCCATAAATCTTATCTTTTTGTATATTTGTTCCGCCAAGAAGAATATACAAATCGGTGGTATGGGAAACTGTACTGCCTTTTTTATTGGCTTATCTAAAAAATCATATTTAAAACCTCTTCTACCGTATATTCCTCGCTGGGGCTATCATCAATAGAATAATCAAATAGCATTTCACCTATATAGGCATTACCTACTAGTAACCCGACAACTTCGTTTTTGTCAATATCATCGTCAGGGTAATAGAAGCCAGCTTCTCGCAGGTGATTAACGACCTTTTCTCTTTCTTCATTGTTACTGATCTTCACTTTGAAATACATATTAAAAATATCTTTACTCATTTTTGTTTAGATTTGAACCACCCCGTACCACAAGGGCGCAGCCTCGTTAGCCAGCTTACGCAGTATGTGGCGCCGGGATGGCTTGAGATGATTATTTATCCAAAAGCTGTCTCATACACCTGCGATACTCCTTTATATTCCCAGGGTTCATCTTATGTTTCAACATCGCCTGTGACACCTGAATAGGACTGTATCCCCTGTATTCGGTTGGAATTTTCCCATATACCCCGTACTCTAACATCGATTTCCTGATATTCATTGGAACCTTCAGCACCTTCAATGCTTTCTGTTGTTGTGGAACAGAATACGGCTGATAATTGCTGTCCCAGTTTCCAAATATAGAGGTAACATAAAGAATCTTTTCTGCTAATCTTATTTTCATGTATCTATTTTTTTATTTGATTTAAACCACTCGGTATTTCCGAACAGTTGGTTATTGTATTTACTTAAATGACTTCACGTGGACACCCTTTTCATATCCCATATTGAACAACCATTTAAGTTCTTCATACTCTTCCCTTGTTATCGCTTCTTTCGCCCATGTAGCCATACGTTCAGCCTTTTCGGCATCTAACCTTTCACGCTCTGCCTTAGTGATTTCGTCTAAACGGATAGACAAGAACTTACGTAGCGACTCCATTATAGCCAAACCATCGACAACACCGTAGAACTTACCAAACGTGCCAGATTTAAACAGCTGAAAAAAATACATCAACTCTGTTACTTTCAGGTAGTGAAAGTTGGTTATTATCAGTCTTGCTGTCTCTTGCCGTTGTGCTTCGGACTGCTTTTCTTTACACCCGGAAAATTCGGCAAGGTCGTATAACTGAATTTCCAGCCAAGACTCTACGAGGCTATCAGAATAAGCAATACGCAGTCGGGATAGTACCGGGGCATCACCCATGAAACACCTAGAAACATATCGGCAATACTTCGACTGCATGCCGGGGTTAAACAGCTTTAGAAAGTTTTCGGGAGACTCGTATCTATCTCGTATCTCCGCCGCCCAACTTGGATGCAATGTGCTCTGCAAACGCTCTATCTCTGCTCTCTTTATCGCTTTCGGCACTAGCGCCGACATTGCTGTGACTTGTCCCATTGTTATTTAATTCTTTTTTGTTATCATACTTACCTTCGAATATCTTGATCCAGTTTGCGCCATTAGTAAACACCCAATCAAAATCGGCTTTAAATCCCCTGGAACTTTCACCTCGAAGGAAATTACTTTCCTGCATCTTCTCAAATAGACACTGAAGTATCGGAATGGCTTTATCAATACCTCCCATTTCGTCTATACGAATACGAACTTTATTTTTGCGAACATCGCTTAACTTCATTACCCGACGATATCCCGTACAGGTAGAATTCCACATATCAACGATTTTTCCAAAAGGAATCGAACAGGCCGGCGGAGGTACTATGACTGGTAACTCGTTAGAGTTATCAGAAATATTATCGCTAGATAATATTATATCTTTCTTTTTCTCTGTTTTAGCTTTATTCTTCTTTGTGCCCTCGCTGTGCCCATCCTGTGCCCTTTGCTGTGCCGTTAGTTGTGCCTTTATGTTCTCTAACTCTTTAAATATCAATTCGGTATCTGTGCCCTTTGCTGTGTCTTTTGCTGTGCCAACGGTACTACTACATGAGTTATACTCTTCATATTTACAGAGAGTTACCACATTCATCCCCTGTTTGCATTCGGTCGTAATACGCCCTTGTTTCTTTAGTCTGTCTAGAAATAAACGAACCTGCTTTTCCGTCCACTTCCACCTAGTTGCCAGAAAACGAATAGAAGCAGGATATTGTCCGCGTCCGTATGTTATCTCACGACCACCGATACTCGCTGTAAGCGGTGTTGCTTCAAATCGTGCTGACTGTATTAAGTCTATCCACGCTTCGCAACTACTATAAGTCCGAGGTGTCTCCCACATGTCGCTACTGAATAATTTACGGCTCAACATTATAAATCCGTCACTTCTTTCCATACATCCTATTTTGCGATGAAAATCACCGGTGTTCCATCGGGACGCAAATGCCCCATACAACTATGGCTCATAGGGCACTCTTGGCACCCTTTCCTTTGTCGAAGAAGCATTTATTGCAACCGTGTTTTGATTGTACGGCACTTAATGCGGTA